TATTAAAACTTAAAGATAGTTTCAATGCGTTTGACCAATCAGGATATACAGGTGTAGCCGCTGTTACTTGTGAATAATCTGGTTGAATACCACCATCATCTTCGATAAACACAGAACCATCTGTTCCTGTAATACTTAGGTCTGAATGATGTCCGGTAACATCGTCCATTTCAAAATAACGTGAATTACCTGCAAATGTTGTATTAACTGCTTTCACTTTTCTTACAACGTTATTACCTAACGTTAGTGGGTAAACATTATAATCTTGTGCGTTTACCATTCTGTCTTGTGAATAGTAGGCCTTTTGTGCAATTCTTCTTACACTTGTAAATGTTTCTGCCGCAAAGTTTTCAGCAAAGTCACGTGTGCTTTGTAGTGATAGGGTAATTCTATAACTCTTATCATCTGTGCCAATGTATGGAATAGAGATTTCTACATTTTTAATATCACCTGAATTTATAGAGTAATTTTCATTATCACATGTTCTATACCAAACACGATAGTCACCGAATGCCGCATTTCCAAATACGCCATCAGGATATCTTAGTTCAACTGAGTTATCTACATTTGTATGAACACTTACTAAGTCTCCTGAACCTGTTCTAAGAGAATTATAGATTGCAGTTTCACGTGTATTATTGTCAACTTTAGTAACACTTGATTTATACGCACCACTTGATGTGTCAAATTTTTGTACCCATACATCTGAATTAGAAATGTTTGAATCATCAATTACTTCAACTCTATTTGAAAGTTGAGACTGATATCTAAATAATTCGCTTTTTAGTTGTCCTGCTTTTGTAGTAACAAAGAAACCAGTTCTGTCACTGCCAGGTCCTAAGTTATCGTTTCTGTTTAAGATTGTAAAATTATTAGTAGCAATAGGTTCGCCCTCAATAATTTTATCATCTTCTATTACAGTACGCACTGCTTCAAATCTTCTATTTGCTCCTGCAACATTTGTTGAGAAAGCATATGCTAAAGATTTAGATAATGGGTTTTCGTTTACTTCATAAAGGTAATTTTCTATATTACCTACTGTAAGTGAAGCACTTGGATCTTGAATTTTTGTATTTTTATTGAAAGAGGCGTTTAAGACTGTTATAAATTTTTCATACCAATCAACATCATTAGAGTCGTTCCAGTTAACAACGATACCAGCGAGAGAATTACCTTCGTTGTCTGCAACATCTTCTGTAGTTGTTACACTTGTGATTTTCATCATACCACGTGCATTGATAGGCCTTGTTTTTATGTAGCCCAATGTTTGTGCCATTCGCAAGATACTTAAACGGCGTTCCGCGGTATCTAGGAAGTTTTCACGTGTGTTCATGTCATTTCTAAATGCTAGAGAATGACCTAGGTATGCAACAAGGTCTAGAATTGCAATAAATTCTGAACTTGCTATAAAATCGTTAAATTTATCTGGATATGTTCTGCTTATATACGCAAGTAAACTCTCACGTATGCTATCAAAATCATAAGCCTTCAAGCTAACATTGGTAAATGCCGTATAGACACTGGTCCAACTTTCACTTGCGAATAAGTTATCTATTCTATCTTGACTCATTTTATTCTCTCTGTAGGTCTATTGTTAATGTAATCGGCTCTTTCTCTGGTAATAAATCAACCGATATTGATGCTGTTACTGTATGGTCTGACTCAGTTAAGTTAATACTTGTTAAGTTGACCCTTGGTTCATCGTTGATAATCTGTGTTAAATCTTCTTCAATTAGCTTTTTAATGTCTGATGTTAGCGGTTCAAATACTAGGTCATGAACGATTGACCCATACGTAGGCATCATAATTCTTTCGCCTTTACGTGTCATTATATTATTCAATAAGTCTTCAACCACTAACTCTTTACCTGTTAGTGTGTGATTGATTGCTTGTTTGTTCTTAGTACTAAAACCTATAAATCTTGCCATTATATACTCTCTTTACTATTAAGAGTATTTATCAACATATAAACTTCGTACTTTTACTGTTGACTTTATGATTCATTTTATGTATAATAAATGAAATTATAGGAGAATAAATAAAATTATGCCTAATCTAGTACCTATGGTCATTGACCAAACTGCAAACGGAGAACGTAGTTTCGATATTTTTTCTCGTTTGCTTAAAGAACGAGTAATATTTCTTACAGGCGAAGTCAATGATTATCAATCAGACTTGATTTGTGCCCAACTTCTATTCTTAGAAGCTGAAAATCCAGAGAAAGATATACATTTTTATATCAATTCACCAGGAGGACATGTAACTGCTGGTATGGCTATCTATGATACCATGCAATTTGTCAAACCAGATGTTTCTACAATGGTTCTTGGACAAGCATGTTCTATGGGTTCACTCTTAGCTACTGCCGGAGCAAAAGGTAAACGATACATGTTACCTAATGCCAGACATATGATACACCAACCAAGTGGCGGTGCCGGTGGACAAGCTACAGATATGGAAATTCAAGTACAAGAAATTCTAAAAACAAAAGCACGATTAATTCAGATATACGTGCAACACAATACAGCCGGAAAAAACTATAATGATTTATATGGTGATATGGAGCGAGATAACTTCATGAATCCAGAAGAATCATTACAATACGGTCTTATTGATAAAATCATCGATAAAAGACCAGAGTAACTATCTAGAAATAATGAGAAGGAATACCCCGATGTCTACAAAGGATATCATCCGTAATAACTGGCCTGCGGTAGAAGAACGAATAAGAACTTTGTTTAATAAGTATCGTTCAGAATTTGAAAAAGACGGTATCGAATTCAGTACGAAACAACAAAGTGAACTAATGAGTGAGATTGCTCAAGTAAGTTTTCTTAATATTCTTAAAGAAAAGAATATTAACACGGAAGTCAAAGTAGGTGTAAATGTTGCTGATGTTTATATCAACGGAGATCCAATTGAAATCAAAACATGCGGTGCTGATAAGTGGCAAGGGGGTAGCTTTTCAAAGCGTCCCGGCTTATATCTCTTATTGAGTTGGAAATACAATGATTCTACAAAATTATTTTGTGCAATGCAAGATATGGTTGAATCTGATTGGCGTAGTCATATGCTCAATGAAGATAAGAAAATGAAGAAAAATGCAACCTATTATGGTACGTGGTACGGGAAAAAAGAACTAGTTGAAGACAATAGATATGAACTTCTAACGGGAAGCATTGATATTATTGATAAAAAGAAAGACGGTTCACCAAGAAAAGTACCAAATATACACTTTAAATGGGTGTAAAAACTTGACAGATTCTCGATTCGTAGTATACTATATGTATATTAAATGAAAGAGAGGATCTAACTATGACTACATATCAAGAAGTTGCTAACGAGGCAAAAACACAGGCTGTACAAGCCGTTGACACATTTTTCAATAACGTTCTAAAAGGTGAAGACCAATACTCATGTGGTTTTGCATGGGTTACAGTTTATCCTGAAAACAAGGGTAATACTAAACTCGGTAAAGCAGAACGTAAAGGTTTAGAATCTATTGGATTTAAAAAAGACTGGACAGGCAAAGCATGGCAGTTGTGGAATCCAGGTGATTACGCAGGTCAAAATATTGATTGTAAAGAAGAAGGTGCTCAGGCTTATGCTAAAGTAATGAAATCACATGGCTTCAAAGCATATGCAGGATCACGATTAGACTAAAAAACTTGACAGATTTAGGAATCGTGCTATTATATAAACATGATGAAGGAGACAGATATGAGTAAATTCGTTATTGAAACTGCTATTCGTGAAAACTATGCCGCTCATAATGATGATTGGGATGGTGTCTCAGAATACTGGAAAAACAAAGGTGGAAACACTTACGTTATAGAGGCAGATACAGCCGAAGAGGCTAAAACTGTTATCGATTTAGTTACATCTTCAAGTAATGCATACGAAGAAAACTTTTTTGACTTCTTCCCATGTGATGATAATTTTGAATCTGAATTTGTTAAATCACAAAAAGAATTTGATCCAAAGGGTTGGGAAACATTATATACTGATAACCTTATTCGTAAGAATAAAAAAGGAGATTGGTATATGAAACGTGGTTATGTTGTTGGTGAATTTCAGAAAGGAACTCAGTATGAACATCTTGTTGGCAAGTTTGTTGGTAATGTCGATAATCTTAGTACAGGCAAATGCGTCCTTAAAATTGAAGGCGATACCCGTACTAGTTTAGTTTAAGGAGAGAGAA